CTGCTTATCTCCAGTGCATTCCTGTATGACCTGGATGAAACTCTGGCTCACTATGATCTGCGCTCTGAGATCAGCCGTAAAATCGGTTACGCTCTTGCTCAGAAATATGATCGTCTGATCTTCCGTGCTATCACCCGTGGTGCACGTGCAGCTTCTCCGATCACCAAAACTGGTTTCGTTGAGCCCGGTGGCACCCAGATTCGTGTGGGTACCAACCTGCAAGCTTCTGATGCTTATGATGATGCTGCTCTGGTCAACGCTTTCTATGATGCAGCCGCTGCACTCGACGAGAAAGGTGTTAGCCAGGATGGACGTGTGGGTGTTCTGAACCCCCGTCAGTATCACAAGCTGATCCAAGAAGTCGGTTCTAACGGACTGATCAACCGCGACGAGCAAGGCACTGCCCTGCAAGGCGGTAACGGCATCATTGAGATTGCTGGTATCAAGATCTACAAGTCCATGAACATTCCGTTCTTCTCCCAGTACGGTACCAAGTATGGTACTGCTTCTGCCACTAACCCCGGTATTACCGATCCTGGTCGCACTGGTTCGTTCGTGTCTGAAGCCCTGGAAGATGCTGCTGGTGATGTCGCCGGCATCAACAATGAGTACGGTGAAGAGACCGAATTTGCTAATAGCTGTGGTCTGATCTTCCAACGTGAAGGCGCTGGTGTCGTCGAAGCCATCGGTCCTCAGGTGCAAGTCACCAGTGGCGATGTCTCCGTCGTGTATCAGGGTGACGTGATCCTTGGCCGTCTGGCTATGGGTGCTGACTTCCTGAACCCCGCAGCTTGCGTGGAACTGTTTGCTGGCACCGCTACCAAGCCTGCCGCATTCTGATCAATTTATTTATACGGGGGGTTCCTTTAGGTTCCCCCCTTTTTTTTTTATTATATCTTTTTTTAAAAGAATGACTTTTCCAACCACTAACGCTACACAAGAACTTTCTGCTGTAAACGAGATTTTGGCGTCAGTTGGTCAATCGCCTGTCACCACCCTCGATCAAACCAACCCGGACGTTGCGATTGCTTATAATACACTGCTTCAAGTGTCACGAGAGGTACAGGCTGAAGGATGGACATTCAACAAAGAGTATCATTTGGTTTTTACACCTGATGTGAATAATGAAATCCTGATTCCTAATAACATCTTGCAAATCGACCTGTCTGAAACCTCAGCAAATATTGAAAAAGATTCTGTAGTAAGGAACGGTAAACTATATGATAGGTTTAATCATACCTATAAATTTACTGATGATAAAGTTTATTGTGATGTTATTTGGCTCTTTGATTGGATAGATATTCCTAAACCAATCCAAGCTTTTATTACGGCACGTGCATCTTCAGTGGTGTCTAGTCGTATTGTAGGTGACCCTAGTCAATATCAAATCTTACAACAAAATGAAGCTTATACTCGTGCTATGGCAATAGAGTATGAATGCAATCAGGCAGATTTTAGTTACTTCGGTAAACCAGATGAAGCAGCTAAAAGTTCTTACATTCCTTTCCAACCTTTCAAAGCTTTGTATCGATAATGGCTGCAGTAACGCAACGAATAAAAAACTATCTAGGTGGTGTATCAACACAACCTGATGATAAAAAACTTCCCGGTCAAGTCTCAGCACTTATTAACGGTTATCCTAATGTAGCCCTAGGTCTTATTAAAAGACCAGGACTGCAATACATCGAAACCTTAGGTACAGGTACAGATCTAGATGATGCTAAATGGTTTTACATTCATAGGGATGACCAAGAAAAATATATTGGTTGTATTAAACCTGGATCCCCTGGTGAAATTGCAATTTGGAATGCAACTACAGGGGTATCATGTACAATTAATTACGGAACAGGAGCCCAAGCTTATTTGACTGGTTCTAAAGATGAATACCATCTGATGACCATTCAAGATACAACAATTATTACTAACAATACTGTTACTGTAGGAACACAAGCTGCTCCTAACTTTACACCAAACACAACAGCAACTCTGATTCTTAGGGGCATATCCTCTAGTGCTGACTATAAAATTAAAATTCAAAATATTGAAACTACTGTCACTGCTAGTTCTAGTAACAGTACTTTTGATGGTTTGTTGACAGAAGAAACAAACCACAATTTAAAAGATGCTATTGATAATCTTATATCTGCAAACTCTAGTAATCCAGACTTTAGTGGTACTTGGACTGTAACAAAAAACAGTGATTTTGGATTGACTATTACTCGTACAGTAAGCGGTACGCCAACTGCATTCACAATCAGCGCAAGTGGTGGTAATCTAAACACGTACCTTGAGGTATTTCAATATGAAATTTCTAATGTTTCGCTTCTGCCTCAACAATCTTTTCATAATCATGTAGTTAAAATTATTAATACAGATTCTGATAATGACACATATTACGCAAAATTTGTAGCTTATAATAATACTAATGGTCCTGGATATTGGGAAGAAACCTTAGCTCCTGATGTTTCTCCAGGTCTTGATAACGCTACAATGCCTCATGAATTGATTAACACAGATGTCAATGAATTTACTTTTAAAAAAGTAGATTATGTTAATAGACTTGCTGGCGATCAAATTACTAATCAAGACCCTAGTTTTGTAGGTGCACAAATACAACAAAGCTTTCTCCATGCAAACCGTTTAGGATTCATTTCTGAAAGTAATGTTATTTTAAGTCAAGCGGGTGAGTTCTACAATTTCTTCTACAAAACTGCTCAGACAGTCATTGATTCAGATCCTGTTGATTTGAACTGCTCTTCAATCAGACCAGCTGTTTTAAGTTCTGTTGTTTCAACAGCACAAGGTTTGATCTTATTTAGTCGGACCCAGCAATTTATCATGTTTGCTACCGACAATATTCTTACACCATCTACAACTTCAATCAGAAGCCTTTCAACTTTTGAAATGGATAAAACTGTCGATCCAGTAGATATTGGTACTAATATTGTCTTTATTAGTAAAACAGCTGGTTTCACTAGATTGTTTTCTATGGTTACACGTGGTAATCAAGAAAACCCTCAAGTGTTAGACATCAGCCAAACTGTTACAGAATTTATTCCAAACAATATAGACACATTAGTTGCTAGCCCACAAAACCAATTTGTTGCATTATCTAGCCAAGATTCTGATGACATCTATCTTTATAGTTATTATAATGATGGAGAAAAAACTTTGCTTGAAACATGGTATTCTTGGAAAATGCCTGGTCTTGTAGAAACTTGTCAAGTTGATCAAGATGACATGTTTGTTGTCACTAAACAAGCTAACGAGTTTACGTTGTGCAAAGCAAACATCAACCAAAGTCCTGATAGTGCTATTATTGTTAACAGCAATGGACAACGAGTTAATCCATGCGTAGATCTATATGCAGTTGCAGATAGCGTTACTTACAATAGTACAACAAAAGAAAGTAAATGTTACTTACCTTATAGTAATGTAAGCAGTCTAACCCCGGTACTGTTAATTGCAGGTGATGCACAAACCGATGGTTTTGTTGAATCAGGATTTACTATCACACCTGAAACTGGTACTGATGGTACAGGTGACTATTTTATTGTACCTAAAAAGGATTTGACATCTGAAGCCAGTAATGTTATTGTAGGGTTTAAATATGACTTTGAAGTAGAACTACCAAAGTTTTATTATAAGCTAAATCCAGAGCAAACTATTTCTGACTTTACTGCTCGTCTAAGTATTGCACGTTGTGTGTTTTCTTTAGGCTTGTCTGGATTAATGTCATTTAAATTGAAATCAAACGGAGCATTACCTGAGCAAGAAACTTACACAGGTGATGGTAGTACAACTGACTTCACTTTTAATTTTAGTTATTCAGAACGTGATCAAATTAAAGTTAAAGTAAACGGTATTCAAAAGACTGATTTTACTTTTGCAAATGATCAAACCATTACATTGGCTAGCGCTGCTAATGCTGGAGATTCGGTTGTTATCTATATCGATGAGTGGGTTTATCTTGACCCTGTTCCTAGTGCTAATTACTACTTAGCAAATGATATTGCATTAAGTGATGAGCAGCAGGTTACAATTCCGATCCATCAAAACAATAAAAATTTTACATTGAAACTTTATAACAACTCCCCTTTCCCTGTTTCTGTCGGGTCGATGATGTGGGAAGGTAACTATTCACCGCGATTTTATAGGAGGGTCTAATGGCAGGCGGAGTAATTACATCAGCCGTTATAGGCGCCGGTTCAAGTATACTCGGTAATATATTCGGAAATTCTGCAAAGAAACAACAAGCAAAAGCAGCAGATAAAGCAGCAAAAGCACAGCATAAATACAATAAAGCTGTTTGGGAAGACAACAAAGATAAGCTTAATGCTGATCGTGATTGGCTTGTCACAAAAATTGAAGATGATGAGTTTAACGAAACTAATAGGCGTAAATATCTTGATCAACTTAATGTAGATACTTTCAACGATAAGTTAGCAATTAGGGATTACCAAGAAAAATCTCTTCGGGATCAATACGAAAAGTCTGAAGCCCTTTACGCTAAAGGTTTAAGTCTCAGTGTTACAGAAAGGGATTTAGCTGTTGAAAGTACTTATCGTAAACGTAAGGAAATTCAACAAGCAGCAAGATTTTCAGCGCAAAAACTGATCGTTGATGCTGTTGAAGCGCAAGGTAAGCTTAGGGCAAGAGGAGCTGCAGGACGGTCTATTGAAAAGGCTGCTGCTGCAGCTGGACTGCCTTTTATGAATCAACAAATAGAATTGGTTCAAAGTTTGGTTAGTGCAGATCAACAAACTGTTGCAGATTTAAAAAGCACGCAACTTGATTATGAACAGTATCTACGTACTTTGGATGCTAATCGTATGCTGCAACCCAGAGAGCTGCCAATGCCTACAGAACCGCGTGCATTGCCTATTATGAAGTTTACGTATCCACGTGAACTAGAAGACTTTGACTACGGTCCTGAACCTATTAAACAGGCTACACCTTCATTCAATTCAACGCTGTCCTTTGCTAGCAATGCTATCAACACTGCCGGTTCACTTGCCTCTACTTTGGCAACACAAGGTGTTTTCAGTGGACAAACCCCATCTAAATATGTAGAAATTCCAAAAGTATAATCATGGCAAACGGATTTACAGGGTACGCCCAATCAAGAGGTTTTAAACAACGTGATCCTGGTTATGGTTCCCTTGCTCGTCAACGCGAACAAGACAATCTAGTCATACGTGACATGAAGGAATCTGCCCAGGATAAAATGCGTCAACGTCAACAATACATTGACGAAACCACAAGAATCCAAAGACTTGAAGCACAAAACCGTGCAGAAGTTAAAAATTTTGAAGACAAAGCTTGGAGTATTCAACAAAAAGCAAAACAACTTAATGCATCAATTAATGTCAGAAATTTACAAATTGAAGGTCAAAACGCAGCTAATTATATTAAAGATTTAGGTGCTTTTAGTGACACACTTGTTAAGCAAGGTGTTGACTTTTTTAAGGCTAAAACTGATGCTGATCAGCGAGCTTCTTTTGTTAGTGCAATTCTAAATGATTTGGAAGCTTTTGCTCCAACAGATGAAGATGTAGCAAAAGAAGCATTGCTTGATCAAGGCAGAGAACAAGGTGAGCAAATTAGTGATAACTTAAATGCTATGACGCTTGACCAATCTGCTGTTCAGCAATGGCGTCGAGATAACCCAGCTTTGAAAGTTGATCAATTAGATTTTCGTATTCAAGCTGCAATTGATGAAGTCAAAAGTTTTAACGATTACTCTTCATTTCCTGAACAAACACAAGAACTTATTCAAAAATACGATTTGTATAATGTAAATCGTGTTAGGTTGTTTGATTTAGCTAAAGCTTTACAAACGCAACGTTCTGCTTTATACATCACTGAACAGAAAATTCTTGCAAAAGATAATTCTGATGAAGTGACTAGGGTCTATTTACAAAAAGCTGTTAATCTAAAAAACCCTAAAGCTTTTAATGATTACTACTACGCCATTGCTAGAGGTACACAAGATGGTGAAACTAGAAATGGTTTTTCCTATGCTAATACCTTTATCTTCGGTAAAGATAGTCCATTAGCTAACCCTGCACTTATTGATGATGTTGATGTACAAAAGTGGTTAGATTCGCCTCATCCTAGTCCTCAAAAAGAAGGTCAAACTTGGAGGCAACGCTATCCATTACTTTCACTTGAACTAGAGAATACACGTAGTGATGTTGATGCAGAAAATTTAAGCCGTATTCAACAAGAGGAAAATACACGTCAAAAAAGAAATTTTCTTCACTTGAAAGGAATGCTTACTGAACAAGCTTTAGAGGGCCCATTCAATTTTGAAGCATATAATGATGCAATCGACACTGCTGATATAAGTCCAACTGATAAAACTGAACTTAAATCTATAGCATTTAAGCTTAGTATCCAAGGTATTCAACAAACTGAACTTGTAAAAGAAATTGATTTTAACTTAAGGAATGGTGCTCCTCTTGATGAAACTGAAGAATTGGTAAGACAGCTATTTGGTCCTGACCAAGCTAAATACATCGACCGCATAAACAAAGAAAAAGCTTTGTTGCAAGGAATGCCTGTTTCTGAGGGCGATCTTGAAAAGGAATTTAAAGCTACTCTTCGTAATAAAACAAATGCAGCAAAAATAGTTGATGCTGATACTACTTATATTCCTGCAACAGCTTATGCAATGCAAGAGTTCCGTAGGCTTTTTAGAGAATACAATTCTACAGCATCTGCAGAAGAAGCTTTTAAATTAGCTAA